CATACCGCTTTTGCGCAAAGCAGATGGGCCTGAGGTTTGCTTGTGACCCCAACGCATGAGCAGATGGCTGGTGAGTGCCCCTAACACCCACCAGCCGCCCATTTACCACAAATAAAAAAGCCTTCAGGACTGAAGGCGTCTGTAACAACCGAACTGATAGTCTGCCAGACCCGCCATAACAAGCTGGGTCAGTATTAACTGGCAGCGTTCGCGTGAAAGGTAAGTATTCTGCGCAATCTCCCCGACTGTCGCCGGTTCGGTGACGCTTAATTCATTAAACACTGCTCTGGCGGTTTCTGTCATATCCTGCTGTTTCAGCATGTCTTTTTCCCTTTTCCGGTTAACGTGACACACCAATAACTCTTGTCAAAAAAGCCAGCAAGCTGAAAGACATATATTCACCGCCACCAGCGCGTTTACTGTACAGGACCGATTTCAGCCATAAAAAAACCCGCTCGCGGCGGGTTTAAGCTGTGTGGCGAAGTAACCACTCTTAACATACTGACATACTTTTTGCGGACCGCGCTAATCATTTTTTACTTTTTTAGCAGCCAGTCGTCCATCTCCAGTCTTACCCCCAGCACAGACAAACATCCGTCAATAAACCCTTCGGCTATCTGCATCTCAATTCGTATTGCTTTTTCGCTTTTCTTTCTCGTCCTGGCTATCTGTCTTTTTGATATTCGCAACAAATAATGAGCAATGAGAAGCGAATACTCCTCAGGTTTTTTCTGCTTCAGACGAGCAAGACAGTTTTCAATGATAAGTCCGTCATCATCGCAGCAGGCCGGACGTGGTTTAGTGGCAGATGGTAAAAGTCCTTTGAATCCGGCAGCGATCGGAGAATAGTCCACCCCGGTGTTACCACTTGCCGCCCATGCCCCCCAGCGTTCAAGAACCATCTGAATATCACGCATCAACTTTCTCCACAAAATCAGGACAGCACACCAATCGCCAGTGCGCGATCGATAAAACGAAATATCAGCTCCAGTTGGGAACCATACTTCTCTTCAAATGCCACGGTATCCGCATGCAGTTCGTCATGGTGTTTTCTGCACAAAGGCAACACAAAAAGGTCATGCGCTTTTGTACCCATTCCACCCTGACCATGACCAATCAGGTGATGCGGATCGTCGGCTGGCTTACCACAACATGCACACGGCTGCGTCTTAACCCAGCGCGTGTACTT